CGCATCACGAGCCTGTGCGGCAAGACCTATCGGGGTGCCAGCCCCGCAGCGGACCCCAGCCCGCACTACGTGTGCGCCGGCAAGGACCCGGCCTTCGCCGGGGCCGAGACTTGCAACTGCTCCCAGCTCGACGCCGTCGGCATTGAGGAGTGGGCATGGGGCCAGGTGAGCGAACTTCTCGGCAATGCCGAGAAGCTGCGCGAGCTGGCGGAGCGCCAGATGGCGCGCACCAGCGATGAGCGCATCGACCATGCCACCCGGCTGGCCGAACTGGACCAGCGGGTGGCTGAGCAGCAGGACGCCATCGACACGATGATGGCGATGGGCGCCAAGCAGGCAGCCCGGCGAGGGCTGCGGGGCAAGGAGGCGGAAGCCTCCGTCGTTCGCATGCTCAAGCCCCTGGAGGATGAGCTGGAGGCGCTGGAGTCCCAGCGCCGCGAGGTTGCCTCTTGGCAGGCTGACGCAGTCGCTGCGGCCCAGCGGGCCGGAGACCTCCAGGCGCTGGCGGAGATGGCCGCACAGGGCCTTCAGAGCGTCGGTCCGGAGGACCAGCGGCGCCTGCACGGGCTGCTGGAGATCACCGGCTGCCTGACCGGGCCGGTGCCCGGCATGCGCAAGGGTCTTGCCTGCTCGGTCGCGGAATGGTTCCGCGAGAACGACCGACTGGTGCCGGACCTGACCGACGAAGGCTGGGCACTGGTCGCCCAGCTCATGCCGCGAGGCAAGAAGGATCGCCCGATCCTGGAGGCGATCCTGACCAAGGCAGCGAGCGACGCTCGCTGGGAGGAGCTGTACGTCAAGTACGGCACGACCGCGCTGCGGACGTACTGGCGCCGCTGGAAGGCCAGCGGCCTGTGGGAGGAAGTGATGGCGGCCCTCCCGCAAGAGGGCCGACCGGTTCCGCGGCGGCATCCTCTGCCGCCGATCCATCTGCATGGAGTGCTCCAGCCGGGCCTTATCCTCGCGACTGCTTCCGAAGGCCACGGCCCGGCATCGGACCCTTCGGGATCGTTCACTGACGTGGTCTATCGGTTCTCGATGACCACGGCAGCCTGACCTGCACAAATATCAAGGCCCACCCCTTCGGGTGGGCCTTTTGCATGCCCGAAGGAGGGACATGAGCAAGGAAGAGCCCGCCTGGAAGGCGGAGCTGGAAAAAGATCTCGCGCTCGCTTTGAGCGCGAGCGGCATCCACAGCATCCATGACCGGGTCATGGCGGGGGCCGCGATCTTGCCGGCCGCCTGGGCGGCCATCCTCGCTGCGGAGCAGCGCGGCTTCCAGGCGGGGGTCAACAAGACCGGCGACTCCGTCGGCAAGCTGCGGGCAAAGCTCGCAGCCGTGCGAGAGGAGCTGGATAGCCCACTCCTCCATGGGCAGGATCCGGAACGGCAGGGCGAGCGCTGGCTAGCGCAGCGCGTCCGGAACATCATCAACGCTCCGGACACGCCATGATGCCGCCCGACCTCTCGGACGGGCTCTGCCAGAAGTTCGCTCCGGAGGAGCTGGAGGAGACCTTCTGGTACCCCGGTCCGCAGGACGTGGCCAAGACGCCGGGAGGCCCGGCGCTGGCCGCCTGGGAGGCGGCCAAGGAGGTCTGCATCGAGTGCCCTGTCTTCCTGATGTGCCGCGAGAACTGCTGGGGCCAGGAGTACGGCGTGGTCGGCGGCACCGACCAGCATGAGCGGCACCTGCACCGCAGGCGCCTGACGCGCCTACTGGCGCTCAAGGGTGAGGAAGAACGGGCGGCGATGGCCGCCTACTTCCACGCCCGCCATGCGGGCGGACTGGGCGACAGCCCGGACCTGATGGCCCGGAGCACGGGCTACTCCAGCCTGTCCATCAAGCTCATGCTCTCCGAGCATGACGCGCTGCTCGACAGGCAGCGCAGGCAGGCCGCCGCCTCAGCGGCTGACGCCCTCCCGAGCGAATGGGAGGACACCCCCTCGTTCCCCGAGGCCAGTCCGCCTCGGGCGGACGGCTGGGTCTGGTACTACGGCCGCGCTTACGCGGGCCACTACATGGGCCAGACCGCCGACGGCGCCTTCGTGCTCATGAAGATCAAGCCCGCCAGGGCGCAGACCACGAAGTGGCTGCCCGTGAGCCACGTGGACCTGCGGTCCACGATCACGCCCACGGTCATGGAGTGGATCAACCGGCCGGCGGATCTCGCCGGGTGCAAGACGCGCTGCCCGGAGGGCCACGAGTACGCAGGCGGCAATCTCATCGTGGACGCCGCCGGCTTCCGGCGGTGCCGAACATGCCGAAACACGCAGAAGGCGGCCCAAAGGAGGGCGGATGGCGTTCAAGAGAAGGCCCAGGACGATCAGCGTCCAGGGCAGCAGACAGCTGACGCTGCCTGAGCACATCAGCTTCTCCTCCAGGGAGACGCTGACGCGCTGTGCGCGCAGCTGGATGCTCAAGTACCTAGCCAAGGCGCCTCAGCGCCCGGCGCTCTGGCTGGCCGGCGGCAGCGCCGTCCACGAGGTCACGGAGGCATGGGACCGGGCCTCGCTGAGCGGCGAGCTGGAGTTCTGGCGGGACATCAAATCCGTCTGGGCTGTCGCCTTCAACGCGCAGCTCGACAAGCTGCGCGCCAAGGACGCGAACGAGTGGAACTGGAACCGCTCGCAGAGCGAGCCCATCGAGGTCTGGAATCAGATGGGGCCTGCCTTCGTGCAGGCGTACATCGACTGGCGACAGCGGTCGCCGTACGAGATCTGGACCACGCCGGACGGCGTCCCGGCCATCGAGCTGGACGTGTCGGGCATGCTGCCCGGCTGTCCGGTGGAGATCAAGGCGTATCTGGACCGGGTCGTGCACGACCCGGTCTTCGATCAGCTGATCATCGTGGACATCAAGACCTCGAAGAGACCGCCGAAGAACGCCGACCAGTTCGGCGTCTATGCGGCCCTGCTGGAGGCGAAGTACGGCGTCCGAGCCAGGCTCGGTGCGCCGTTCATGAACAGGAAGGCGGCCCTCGGGGCGCCGCACGAGCTGGACAAGTACTCGCCGGCCTTCGTCGGCGAGATGTTCGGCGAAGCCTGGGAGCAGATCCTTTCGGGACGGTTCGAGGCAAATACGAACGAGTGCTTCATTTGCGACGTTTCGTCGTCGTGCGCTGCGAAGAACGGCCCGCTGGCCGCGCAGTACGACCCGGCGTCGCCGGAGTACAGGGCGCCGTTCTGATGGGCGCCCCCAGGGTCTTGGACCTGTTCTGCAACGCTGGCGGAGCGGCGACGGGCTACGCCCGAGCCGGCTTCGAGGTCATCGGCGTGGACATCAATCCACAGCCGAACTACCCGTTCGACTACGTCGTCGCCGACGCCTTGCGGGTGCTCCCGCTGATCAGGGCGTCCAACTTCGATCTGATCCACGCTTCGCCGCCGTGCCAGCACGCGGCGGCCATCACCAAGGGCACAAACAAGCACCGGCAACATCTGCACCCGGACTTCTATCCGCAGACGAAGGCACTCCTGGAGTCCTCCGGACTCCCGTACGTCATCGAGAACCCGGACGCCCGTCCGGACATCGTTCTCTGCGGCGAGATGTTCGGGCTCGGTGTCATCAGGCACCGCAAGTTCGAGCTGGGCGGATGGTCCACCACGCAACCGGGGCTCCCCCGGCACCGCGGCTACGTCCGCGGCACGCGCCACGGCGTGGTCCGCGAGGGGCCGTACGTCGCCGTGTACGGCAAGGGCGGCGGCAAGGCCACCGTGCCGGAGGCGCAGAGGGCCATGGGCATCGACTGGACGGACGTCCATGAAGAGCTGGTGGAGATGCTGCCGCCGGCCTACACGCAATGGATAGGCAAGCAGTTCCTTGCTCAAAAGAGAGGCCCATGCTGATCATCTTCATCGCTCTACTCGCCGCCCTCGGGGCGGCTTTGGTGTCTCTGGGCCGCGAAGTACGCGGCCTGCTGGTCCTTCTGGTCGCGAACGCGACCGTGGGCCTGGGGGCCGCAGCCACCACGCGCTGGGCGTGGATGGCCTTCTCCTGCGCCATGACGGCGCTCTGCCTGCTAGGCATCGCTCTCGTGCGGAACGGCAAGTGATGCGCCAGCAGGCGCCCTGGACGTCCGAGGACGTCACCGCAGTACAGACCATCGGCAACATCCTGGGACCCGTAAGGGTCCTTTCTCATGAGGAGACCCGTATGACCGACGTCGTAGACACCACCGCCGCTGAGGACAGCGGCTGGGAGCAGGGCAGCGCCGCCGTCGGCGGCCAGACCTACCCGGAGTACCCGTACTCGCTGGCGGACCACGTCTACACGTGGTCCCCGAAGCTGCCGGACGGCAGCATGCTGGTGATCCGGGCGCAGGGCGCCGACGACCTGCTCAAGGCCGTGGAGGACGCGCTGCCCGTGGTGCAGCGCCTGATGACCGCCTGGCGCGCGGCGACCGGGACGCCGCAGGCGCCCGCAGCGCCGCAGGGCGGCGTGAACTACAACCCGCAGACCCCGCCGCCGAATCAGCCCTTCCCGGGCCAGCCGGCGTGGCAGCAGGCGGGAGCCCCGGCGGCTCCGCCGCAGCAGCAGTGGGCGCCCCCGGCGCCGGCCGTGAACGTCCCGCAGGGCTGGTACAAGCTGGACGTGCCCTTCAAGGCCCGCGGCAACAACCCGGGCAAGCCCGGGTTCGACGCCATCGTGGCGCAGTACAGCTTCCGGAAGGCCGACCCCGCCCAGGGCGGGCAGGTCTCCTTCCAGAAGGGCGCCAAGTCCTGGTACTGCGCCCCCGACATCGCGGGCGCCTTCGCCCAGTTCAACCCGGTCGTCGCTCAGTGAGGCGCCTCGAAGGGCGGCTCTTCCCGGACCGCCGCGAGACGGAAGGCGCCCTGATCGACGCCGGAGACGCCATGGCGCTCATGGGCGCCAGCACCGCCGATGCGGTGCTCTCCGGGCTGCGACAGATCGACTGGGCCTATCCGGCCCTGTTCGTCTACCGCGAAGCGGACGAGAACCGCTGGTCGCATCTGATGCTCGGGCTGTCGCTGAAGCCCGAGCTGGGTGAGGGCTAAGGATGCATCGGCTCAGCCGATCCGTGACGAAGGGCGCCGTGGGGATCGATCCCCTCCCGGCGCCCTTCGCGTCCTGGGCGGAGCACGGGCTGAGGTTCTATCCGAAGAACGTGCACATGATCGCTGGCAAGTCCGGGTCCTTCAAGACCACGGTCATGCTCAATGCCATCGTGAACATGGGTCTGCCGACCCTCGGCTTCTCCAACGACTCGGATGACCTGACCGTGGCGGCCAGGCTCCTGGCCATCTCCACGGGCAAGACCACCGACCAGATGGAAGAGTGGATCAATCTGGATTCGGCGGCTGCCGGCGCAGCCCTCCAGCGCTACGACTTCCTGCGCTGGAACTTCCTGCCGAACCCCACGCTCGATGACGTCTGGCTTGAGACGTACGCCTACGCGGAGACCCACGGCGCATGGCCGCGGGTCATCGTCATCGACATCCTGAAGAACGTCTCCGCCGAGTTCGGAGACGAGTGGGGCTCGCTGCGCGAGGTGATGATCCAGTCCCTGGTCCTGGCCAGGGAGACCGAGGCTGCCGTGATCCTGGTCCATCACGCCAGTGATGGGTCACGGGGCAAGCCCGTGCCCACGAAGGCGGACGTGATGGGCAAGGTCGGAGCCTTGCCCGCCGTACTGATCGGCGTCGGCATGGATGACGCCGACGATCTGTGGGTCACAGGCCTGAAGCTCCGCAAGGCCCGATCCGATCCGGAGGCCAAGAGGCCGTTCCGGATGACCGTGCGCCCTGAGTGCGCACAGGTCTCTGACTACGTACACATCCCGTACGGCCTCCAGCGGTACGGGGGCTGGAATGGAGAGGACCAGTAATGAACATCGAGGTCAAGATCGACCAGGTCACCCTGGACACGATTATCGGCAACGTCGTCAGCTACGACGAAGACGGCGACATGGTCAGCGAAGGCAGCATGACCGTGGCCGACAAGGTCGCCGCGATCATCGCCAAGGAGGCGATGAAGTCCCCGAGCTGGGAACCGCTGCGCGAGCGAGTGACCAACATCCGCAACGAGATGATCCGCGAGGCGGTCAAGCCGCTGATCCGCGAGGCGCTGGAGCGCCCGATCCGGCGGACCAACTCCTACGGAGAGCGTGTGGGCACAGAGACCACGCTCTCCGAACTCATCATGGATGAGGCCAAGAAGGTCTTCACTGAGGTGAAGGACTCCTACAGCAGCCGCCGGCCGTTCATCGCCGAAGTGGTGCAGGCGGAGGTCAAGAAGGCCTTCCAGACCGACATTCAGGAGCAGGTGGCCAAGGCCCGTGCGGCCGTCACTGAGCAACTGGGGGCCAACCTGTCGGAGGCCGTTGTCAAGGCCGCCGTGGCCGCCCTGAGGGCGAAGTGAACCCCCTGGTCCTCGCGGAG